TTATACAGATTTCCATTACTTAAGAGATATTTGGAAAAAAACAACTGAAAAAGAGGCTTTAATTGGTGTTGGTATGACAGGTATTGGATCTGGTGTTGTTTTAAATTATGATATGAAATTAGCAGCTAAGATTGTTAAAGAAGAAAATGAAAGAGTAGCTGATTTAATTGGTATTAATCCAGCTGCAAGATCAACCACTGTTAAACCATCTGGAACAAGCTCATTGGTACTTGGAACGAGTTCTGGTATACATGCTTGGTTCGATGAATATTATGTTCGTAGAATTCGTGTTGGTAAAAATGAGTCAATTTATGAATATTTATCAACATATCATCCAGAGTTAGTGGAAAATGAATATTTTAGACCACATGATACCGCTGTTATTTCAGTACCACAAAAATCACCTGAGGGATCAATACTAAGGACTGAATCACCCATTAACCTATTAAATAGAGTAAAGAAGGTAAGTAAAGACTGGGTAAAAGGTGGTCATAGAAAAGGGGAAAACACTCATAATGTATCAGCTACAATCTCAATAAAACCAAATGAATGGGAGAAAGTTGGTAAATGGATGTGGGAAAATAAAGAACATTATAATGGGTTATCAGTACTACCATTTGATGGTGGAAGTTATATCCAAGCCCCCTTTGAAACAATAACAAAGGAAAGATATGAAGAATTATTATCACATTTGTCTAATATAGATTTAACAAGAGTTATTGAGGTTTCGGATAATACTGATCAAAAAGGAGAAGTCGCTTGTGGTAGCGGTGGATGTGAAGTAGTTTAAGCTAAAAAAATATAACATAAATAATACTAATTAAACCGCCTGGTAATAACTTGGCGGTTTTTTTTGGCTTTACAAAAAAACAAAGTTTCTTACTATTTATGATAAAATATAACTATGAATATTAGGAAACAAACATTTGGTGTTGATTTTCCCTTTAAAGACAGTAATAATGGTGATTTGGTTAAATTAACCGATACACCAGAATCTGAAATAAAGGCTGATTTGATACATTTATTATTAACTAAAAAGGGTAGTAGATATTTTTTACCTGAATTTGGTACTAATTTAAATCAATATATTTTTGATCAGATGGATGAGGCTCTAACTATTAAGATAGAGAATGAAATAACCGAAGCTGTTGAACGCTATATACCAAATATCATAATAAATAAGATAATTATAACCAGACTTAATGAGGATATTGATCTGGTTAATGATAATAAGGCTCAACACACACTTAAAATAAATATAGATTACACAGTATCGTCAAGAAGTTTCCAATCTTCTGATTTCAGATGAACCTTCAGAGATAGTCATTAACATGTCTATCAGTAACTTCTCATCTTATCTCAATTGGGAGATCTTCTTAG